GCATCTGAGATAAGGTGCTTACATAGTCTTTTATTTTAAGTCGGTTGAATTCCCTTTGCATATATTTAAATATATTTATTTTGTTTTGTGTAATTTGTTTTGTAAGTTATTGATTATGCACGCATTATAGTATACTTGCCTGAGTTACGTTCTTGTAATTTCATTAAAGCTAAATAACGTGCAGCGTCTATTAAGTGGTTATTAAAGTCTATTGGCTCGTTAAGTGTGTGACCTGCTTTGTCGGTTTTCCATTTGTAAGTTCTAAACTCCCTAAGCAGATTCGTGCCAATTAGGTTTAGTTTATACCTCCTTAGAATGTCAATAGAGTTAATAATCGAATCCTTGCCTTTTGCAGTTGGCTTGATATTGTAACCTAACCTATAAACCTCCTCAATACTTTTAGGCTCGGCTGAATCTGCAAATATCTCATCTCTACGCTCTACACCGATTGAACGCAACTTATCTGCTACATCTTGATTGGTTAAGCCTCGCTCGTATATTTCCTCTTTAATGTAAAGTTCTTGGTTATACTTGTAAAAAGAAACTATTGCAGTAGGGTCGTTTGAGAATCCCCAGTCTAAGCCGTAACCCATAAAAGTTGCATCTTGTGGCACTTGGTAACCCTCTGTAAAGTTATTGAATACTAACCCTTTCAATTGCCCTCTTTGACCTAAACCAAATATCTTCCAATACTCAGGGTCGGCAAGTTCAAGTTGTTCAATCTCTTTTTTAAGTGAATCGGGTAGATGCGGATTGTCTTTGTAAGTAGTTATTAGCAACTTAGCATCATCTCTCGGAATTACTTGCTCATATATCCAATGTTCAAAGTCGGATGGGTTATAGTCGATAATTACCTTACCTGTGGTTCTTAGTAGTAACTGCCTCCAATCCTCTAACTCTAATTCATTGGCTTCATTAGCAAATAGGATGTCACGCTTTCGCCCTCTTATTTTGCTTGCATCGTCTACGCTAAAAAACTCAATAAGGTTATTATTTAAAAGATAAGTTCCTTCTGTTTTATTGTGGTTGTTCTCATTGTATAAACCAAGATTTTGTAATATTTCTATAAAATCTCTTAAAGCCGAACTTTTTAAAGCAGGCAAGGTTTTCCTTACTATGCTTATTGTCATTCCTTGATGCTTATGACAAGTCCTTATAATCCATTGAAGTGCTGAGTAGGTCTTGCCTAATCATGAACGTGTGCCGCCTTGTAAGACAAGCACACGTGTTGTTTTTATATTATGTTCAATGAATAATAAATTTGGGTTGTATTTTACCTCCATAATGTTTTACTATTTACTATATCTTGTATATGTTTTTCGCTAACTCCATATTGTTTAGCAAGTCCAATTCTATTGTAATTTCTTTTTTTACTTGCAATATCTCGAATTTCTTTAACATCTTTTTCTGTTAATTTGCTATTAGGGTTTTTACTACCTTTTAATGCTTTCATTAATCCATTATTAAAAGCATGTTTAATATTATCCCTATGGCTAATCCATTCTAAATTATCAAATCTATTATTAAGTTTATTCCCATCAATGTGATTAACCTCATGTTTATCATTAAGTTTATCGCAAAAATGTTCAGCGACTAATCTATGAACTTTTTTGGTATGTAATTTTTTACCAATACATAATGCAACTTTTTTGTACCCATCATCAATTGCTGGCTTTAATAACCTACCTTTTAAGTGTAGTTTTCTTTTGCCATTATGTGCTAATACTATTCTGTCAAGTGAACGTACGTTTCCAAAATTTGAAACCTGATAGCCTTCAAAACCTATTATGTTTAAATATTTTTCCATATGCAAATATAATAAGTCTTTCCTTTAAATGCTAATTTGTTCCACCTTTATTTTCTAATGTTGTACTAACTAACCAGTCAGGCAATTTATTTACATTGACATCTTGTTTAATTTCGCTTTTATCAGTTAAGCCATTTAGCCTTTGAGTTATGCTTGGATTATAGATGCCTGCCATACCTCCATTGATTTGGTCGTTTCTACACGCTTTTCGTATTGCGTGGCAGATGGTTAAATAATCTGCGTATGAACCATTAGTATTTGCAAAATAATGGCTTAAATCGCCTATAAACGAGTTTTCATACAACCAAGTTTCAAAGCCATCAATTGTCAATGGTTTTTCTTTAGTCCTAAACACTTCTACTCCATCTTTTCCTACATAATCTTGTACTAAGAATGGATTAGCTTTAATGTATGCTTTGTATTGTTCAAATAGCTCCATTAGTCTTTCAGGAGTTTCTATTTTTTTTGTTCCAAAAGGTCTTCCCATAATGTTAAATATACTATTTTTTAGTTATAATACTTTCGTAGATATGGATTCTTACATCTCTCCAATTACTTTCGTTTCTTAGACTAAGTACATCTTCTTTCAATTGGCTGCCTAAATCTTTTCTAAGTTCGGGATTTTCGATTAGCCTTCTTATAGAATTATACCAATCCTTTTTACCAGACACTAAGCAGTTTCTTTCGTGAACTCCCAATCCCTCGTATGCGCTTACATTAGAAACAATAGCACCTAATCCAAATGCACCCATCTCGGCTAACTTTAAATCCGACTTACATCTATTGAACTCGTTATTTCTTAATGGTATCAATCCAATGTCCATTAAATTATACGCTTGTGCATAGCTATTAACATCAGCCGAGTTTATTCTGCCATAGTTGTTATCGTCTATAATATAATTAGATGTGAATATCTTTTCGTACTTGTCCCATATTGAATCATGTTCATAGAACCCTGCAAGCATTAGCTTATAGTCCTTATCCTCACTTTTGTTCAAAGATAGCAATTCCCCTTCAATTAGTTGCAAATCTTGTAAATGGGTAACTGAACCACTCCAACCTATGTGAACTAAGTCTGACTTCATAGCTTCTATTTCGGGGTTTGGAATGAACTGAGGTTGATTAAAGTCTATTGTGTTAGGGATAACCGCTATTTTCTTATTATACTTAGCTATTTCTAAGGCTAAATGCTTGTTAGTCGTAGTGACTAAGTCCGCTTGGATTAAATTGTAGATAATATCCTTTGCCCTTTGTTTGAATTGCCATTCCCTATACATTGGATGTGAGTGAGGTAGAACCCAAGTATCATCCCTATCTATAATTACTGGTATTCCTACTCTTTTTAACTGCTTCCAAAGTAACTCTTGGTTTCCCATTTTTGAAACTACTGAACTCGCAATTATCAAATCATAATCCGCAAAGAAAGAATCGGGTTGATGGTCTATACTTGATATTGAGGTAACATCCTTCATGTGTGTATGAGGAATGATTAATCTATGGTATTCTACGCCCGTAATATGTTCGGGACAAACTAATAGTATTCTCATGGCTTTTTAATTAAAATCTCTATTGAAAACTCACCATTAGCGTGTTCATCGGGCTTGTCATTATTTGTCGAAGTGTCTACTACTCTAATGTCATAAGAGTAATATTCAAAAAACTTTGTCAAAATTGAATCTACACTAAATGTGTGAGGTGGTTCGCTTTGGTAAGGTAGGTAAAAATATTTGTGGTCAGCGTTCCATTTGCTTGGTAGTGTCTTTTTCCTTTCGTAAAGGTCACGATGAGGAATAGAAATAAACACATGACCGCCTCTTTTACAAATCCTTAACCAATTTTCAATAGCTAAGATAGGGTCTGTTAAATGTTCTAATATATGAGATGCATATACTGTGTCAAAGGTTTCATCTTGGTAAGCCTCCATAGTAGTGGCATCACAAATGTCCTTATCGTGTAACTCTGCATCCAAAGAGATAGGGTCTGCGCCATCGTGTGTATCAAGTCTTCCTACACCTACATCAATAACTTTTTTCCCATAAATGTACTTTTCATAGAATCCTTCTTTAATCCTACGTTCCTTTGCTTTGCTTGTTTCTGCCATTTTATATTAAATTATTTTGTTTTAATGCGTATTCGAACCCCTCTTGGTTAAACATCTCCCATCCCTGAGTAATCACATTAGGACAACTAAAGTAAACCTCTAATAATCTATTGCAACCTGTTTGCTCTGCTATCGAGTAGCACATAGACTGATTCCCTATAAAAAGTTTAGATGCTGATATAAAATATTTTAACTCCAAAAAGTTGTCCACCTTCTTATGTTGAATGTCCCAAACTATATCTTTCATTAACTTAAACTCGGTTTCTGTTCCAACAAAATAGATGGGTATTTGAACTTGATTAAGGATTGAGTAGTCAAGTTGCCCATTGTTATAACGCTCTGACCTATTTACTACAATGTAATCGCTTTGCTCACTACTTATAAATATAGGGCTATTTTCGTAATATTCTTGAAGTTCGGGGAATGCGTATAAGTACCATTTCTTAATGTCGCCAGCACCCAAATTGAAACTAATTTTCCTAAACTTATCTAAGTCGTAGTCTATCTTTTGATTAGTGTATATTACTACATCGTCTATAAAGTTACATTCCAATAGCAAAGGTCTAAGATTATCAAACATATACCTATTAAGCATTACACCGCCTAATGGATGTTTAAATGCGGGATGCAATTGGATAGGCTCATCTAACTTTAAGTATAAGATAGCGTTCTTATCGTGCAAGTCACACGCTGAACGAATAGCATTTAGGGAATAGATAATATCCCCCGCATTCCCTGAGTGTTTAAATTTTAGATTCATAGTTTTCTAATGCGTTAAATATTTTGTGTACCAATTCGTTAATGCAGTTTCCACAATAAATGTTAGCCGTAACATAGCCATACATATCTTTATGCAGTTGCTGAAAAGTAAGTAACTCCAATGCAGTCCACTTCATAGCGTGATTTGTTTTAAAGGTTTCCCACCTACTTTTAAATGGTTTTAGTCTTTCGTATTGTTCTTGTGTCATGAGTATAATAATTTAAATATAAATGAACTTAAAACTGCTGATAAACAACCTATTAAGATGCTATCAATTGGGTTGTAAAATTGTGTAGAATAAAATGCACCGCCCCAAAAAGCCATACAAAAAGAACATCCAAAAGGTTTTGGAATCTGTTTACCATACATTTCTCCATAAACATTTGTTAAAAAGTCACTTATTGCAATCCCAAAGGATGCGCTAAGAGTTGTAATAATCGCTAAAGTTTTTAAATCTATCATGGTTTTCTAATTTTAGTTTCTTAATAGTTTTTTGAATTGTGTACTGAACTGCCCCATATTTTATGCCAGTCATAACGGATATTTTTCTAAACTCGCCTATGTCAATGTATAACTTTAATAGTGTTTGGTCATACCAATCTAACTTATCTATTTTATCCTTAATGTTTTGCGTAAAGTTTTGATAAACATCCTCTTTGTTTTCGAGTTCACTATCCAAGTCACTTTCTAATCCTATGAGTA